ACGTCAACGAAAAAACCGCGATGCGAGTCGCTGCGGTCTACGCTTGCGTTCGCGTGATCGCCGAGACGATCGGCTCAATGCCGTTGAATATGTACCGGCGCCGCACCGATGGCGGTCGCGAGCGCGCCCCCGAGCATCCCCTTCAGATCCTTTTGCACGATCGACCGAACTCCTGGCAGACCTCGCAGGAGTTCCGCGAAATGTTGACCGAACACGCGCTCCTCCGCGGGGCCGGGTTCGCGTATATCAACTGGCGCTCGCGCGCCTCAAACATCGTAGACGAGCTGATTCCGATTCACCCGGATCGCATTTCTATCAAGCAGCTCCCGGATATGCAGCTCGTCTACGAGCTTACCCGTGAACAAGGCGATCGCATTACCCTGCGCGCCGACGAGGTGTATACGCTCCGATATCGAACGAGCGACGGAGTGCAGCCTGTCGGCGTGATTGAATCCGGGCGCGACTCGATCGGCGTCGCCTACGCGACCCAGGAGTACGCGGGCCGTTTCTACCGGAACGACGCTACGCCTGGCGTCGTCTTGAAGCATCCGCAGAAGCTTTCTGCCGAGGCTGCGGGGCGACTGAAGGACACCTGGAACTCGGCCTACGCCGGAAGCGGAAACGCTCGCCGGACCGCGCTCCTCGAGGAGGGGATGTCGATCGAGCGGCTCTCGCTCTCGAACGACGACTCGCAGTTCCTCCAGACCCGTGAGTTTCAACGGTCGGAGATTGCGGGCCTGTTCCGTGTTCCGCCGCACCTGATCGGCGATCTCTCGCGCGCGACGTTCTCGAACATCGAGCACCAGTCGCTCGACTTCCTCGGGCATTGCATTGGTCCCTGGATGACGCGATGGGAGCAGTCGATCTCGCGCGATTTGATCACGGCGCCGAACACCTACTTCTCGAAGCTCTCACCCGAAGCGCTCCTCCGCGGCGATTTGAAGTCGCGATACGACTCTTACGCGGTCGGTCGGAATTGGGGATGGCTCTCGGTCAACGACGTCCGCCGACTCGAGGATCTCAATCCGATCGACGCGGGGGACGTGTATCTGCAACCGCTCAACATGACCGCGGCAGGAATGCCGCCGAATTCAGACGTCGCGCCGACCGGCGCGGCATGAGGACACGCAATGGAAACTAAACGATTTAACGTCGCCGCCGAGATCAAGGCGGTCGATGACTCCGGAGTGATCGAGGGCTACGGCTCCGTCTTCGGCAACCTCGACAGCTACAGCGACATCGTTGCGCCTGGCGCGTTCGCAAAGTCGCTCGAGGAGGCGAAGGCCTCCGGCCGGATGCCCGCGATGCTCTGGCAGCACAACCCCGAAGAGCCGATCGGCGTCTGGACCGAAATGCGCGAGGACGATCGCGGGCTCTTCGTGAAGGGCAAGCTCGCCGATACGCAGCGCGGCAACGAGGCGCGCGAGCTGATCAAGCTTGGCGCTCTGACCGGGCTCTCGATCGGATACACGACTCGGTCATACCAGGTCGACCGCGAGCAGGACTCGCGAATCCTGACCGATGTTCAGCTCTGGGAAGTTTCTCCGGTGACATTCCCGGCAAATTCCGAGGCCCGGATTACGGGCGTCAAGGCGGGCGACATTAGCTCCCCGAAAGATTTCGAGAGGTTCCTGCGTGACGCCGGATTCTCTCGCAAAGAGGCCAAGCAAATAACCGCGCATGGCTTTGGTGACTCGGATCTGCGTGACGCAGAGACCGAAGACACAGCAGAAAACGACCTCGCCGATCACATCAAGCGAACGGTCGAGGAGCTCACATCAAAGTGAGCAAAACCATTCAATCATTTTTTAATCGAGGAAAATCAAATGTCTATTGAAGTCAAGGGCGCCGTCGATGCGCTCGCCAAGGTGGTCACCGACGAGCGCTCCGCTCGTGAGGTGTTCGAGAAGCGTTCGGATAGCGAGCGCCGCGAGTTCGAGGCCAAGGCCGACGCAGAGTTCGCCAAGGTTCAGAAGTCGCTCGAGGAAGTGAACGTCAAGCTCGGCCGCATCACGGTCGCGGGCGCTGGCGAGGGCAAGAAGGACGACGAGCACAAGTCAGCCTTCGTGAACTACATCCGCAACCCGCGCGACCAGAAGTCGATCGCGGCTCTCCAGGATGCCGAGCGCAAGGCCGTCTACACGACCGGCAGCGGCGGCTCGGCGGCGGGCGGCTACGCTGTCCCCGAGGAGCTGTCTCGCTCGATCATCACGCAGCTCACCAACATCTCGCCGATGCGTCAGGTGGCGAACGTGGTGACCGCGTCGAGCCCGGACTACAAGATCCTGGTCGACGTGCTCGGCACCGGCACCGCCTGGGCGGGTGAGAACGGCACGCGCTCGGAGAGCAACACGCCGAGCCTCGGCGAAGTGGCTCCGACGTTCGGCACGCTCTACGCCTACCCGAAGGCCTCGGAAGAGTCGCTCAACGACATCTTCTTCGATGTCCAGGGCTGGCTGACGAACTCGGTGTCGGTAGCTTTCGCCGCCGCCGAAGGCGTCGCCTTCACGACGGGCAACGGCACCAACAAGCCGACCGGCATCATGGCCGCGACGAAGAGCACCTCGGACGACGCCTCCCTGGCGTTCGGCTCGGTGCAGTACGTCGCGACCGGCGCTGCGGCTGGCTTCCCGGCGCTGTCGCTGACCTCGCCTGTGGCCTACCCGGCTGACAAGCTCGTCGACCTCGTCCACAAGCTGAAGGCGGGCTACCGCGCGAATGCTCGCTGGATGATGAACAAGGCGACCCTGGCGGTCGTTCGCAAGTTCAAGGACTCGGAAGCGAACTACCTCTGGCAACCGGGCATCGCCGCCGGGATGCCGTCAAGCCTCCTCGGCTACGCTGTGGTCGAGAACGAGGACATGGCGGACATCGGCGCGAACGCCTTCCCGATCGCCTTCGGTGACTTCCGCGCGGCCTACACGATCGTCGACCTCGTCGGCCTCCGTGTGACGCTCGACGAAGTGACGACTCCGGGACAGGTGAAGTGGATCTTCCGCAAGCGCGTCGGCGGCAAGCTCGCCGACAACCAGGCGGTCAAGGTCATCAAGTGCGCGACGACTTGATCTGACTGACGACAGGAGAGCGGGGCGGGAGGGCAACCTCCCGCTCCGTATCTTTCAATGAAAGCAATCTGCAAGATTCCCTTCCGCGGTGTCCCCGACGGGGCGCACCAGGTCCGATCGTTCAACGTCGGCGACGAGCTCGAGGGCGAGCTCGCCGAGGTGGCGGTCATCAATGGATGGGCAGCTCGAGACGGAGCTCCCGGTCCTACAGAAACCCAGGCGCTCGGCGGTGCGCCGGAACCCTTTCGCGAGACTGCGGGGCCGTCCCTGCGTCGTCGTCGCGAGCGGGCCTAGTCTTACCGCAGACGACGTCGACTACTGCCGCAATCGCGCGGCGGTCATCGTCGTCAACGACAACTACAAGCTCGCACCCTGGGCCGACGTGCTCTATGCCGCGGACCCCGAATGGTGGGATCTCCACCAGGGCGCGGCGAGCTTCAACGGTTTACGAGTAACGCAGGACGCCGGAGCCGCTAGACGGTGGCGCCTGCATTACATCGAGAGCGTCGATCGGCAGGGCTTCTCGCTCGAGCCTGGTCGAATACATCGCGGCGACAACTCGGGCTTCCAGGCGGTGAACCTTGCCGTCCTGGCGAGCTGCTCGCCGATCGTGCTGCTCGGCTTCGATATGAAGATGGGGGCGAAGAGACATTGGTTCGGGGATCATCCGGGCGCGCTGAACAAGGCGTCGCCTTATCAGATGTTCGCGTCGGCCTTCAACGAGGCCTCGCAGCGACATCCGGACCTCGAGATCTTGAACGCAACGCGCGACACGGCGCTCGAGTGTTATCCGAGAGTAGAACTGCGCGCGGTGATCTGACGGTCGCCTGTGTTCTCCGCTCCGGCGGGGACTACGGGATCGACTACGTCGAGCGCCTTCACCAGGGCGTCACCGCGCACCTCTCGATCCCGCACCGATTCGTGTGTCTTTCGGACGTCGACGTTCCGTGCGACCGGGTGCCGATCCTGCGGTCCTGGTCGGGGTGGTGGTCAAAGCTCGAGCTCTTCGAGTGGTTTACCGGGCCGACGCTGTACTTCGACCTCGACACGGTGATCGTCGGGTCGGTCGACGACATCGCGGGCTACCCGCATGAATTCTCGATGCTCTCCGACTTTGGTCGGCCGTCGAGATGCGCGTCGGGCGTGATGGCCTGGTGCGGCGACTTTTCACACATTGCGCTCGAATTCAGCGAGGAGCGCGTGACGGATTACCTGGAGCCGACCCGATGGGGCGATCAGGCATGGATCTCGGAGACGGTCGGCTTCGAGCCGGAGCGCCTCCAGGAGTTATTCCCGAGACAGATCGTCTCGCGAAAGTTTGGCGCTCGGTGGCCTGG